ACAGAAGATGTAGAGCTAATTGAGGCTACTGTATTTGATCCTAAGCGTGGCGACTATTGCTATCACGTAATCCACAAAGAGTCTAAAGTAGAGGTTGTTTACCGCAGACTAAAGCACAGCCCTTGGGTTGTCAGTCGCTATATGAAAGTCGCTGGCGAGATTTATGGTCGTGGCCCATTGATTACAGCCCTGCCAGACATCAAAACATTAAACAAAGTAAAAGAGCTGGTACTTAAAAATGCTAGCTTGGCTATCTCAGGCGTATACACAGCGGCAGACGATGGTGTTTTAAACCCAGCTACCGTTAAGATTATCCCCGGTGCAATTATCCCAGTAGCGCGTAATGGTGGCCCACAAGGTGAATCATTAAAACCGCTACCTCGCGCTGGGGATTTCAACGTATCGCAACTAATTATTAATGACTTAGTGCAAAACATTAAACGCATTTTGCTTGATGAGTCGTTACCACCTGATAATATGTCTGCTCGCTCCGCTACAGAAGTAGTTGAGCGCATGAAGGAGTTAAGTCAAAACTTAGGCTCTGCGTTTGGTCGCCTGATTAACGAGACGATGATTCCGCTGGTAAGTAAGACTTTACAGGTAATGGATGAGCGTGGCCTGATCGATCTGCCATTACGAGTCAATGGATTAGAGGTGCGTGTATCTCCTATCGCTCCGCTGGCTATGGCTCAGAACATGGAAGATGTAACCAACACAATGCAGTTTGTACAGATGGCTGCACAGCTGGGGCCAGAGGGTCAAGCAACTCCTAAGTATGGTGAGATTATTGACTTTATCGCTGATAAGCTGGGCGTACCTAGCAGACTCAGAACATCGCCAGAAGAACGCGCATTTAACTTAGAGCAAGCAGCTCAGCAAGCACAGCAACTAGCCCAGCAAAATCCTGAGGTGGCTGCTGAAGTAATAGGCAATATGCAATGAGTAAGCTAGAGCAGGCGCTTACAGAAGGATGGGAAGGGCTCAATGAGATATCCTTAGACATTAGGGATTCTCAGCAGGCCGTAGAGGATTTGAATAAGCTATGCCTCAGAGTGTTAGGTACTGAGGATGGCCAAAAGCTCATGGGATGGCTACGTGCCTCCATACTAGAGCAACCAGTCGCCACGCCTGGTAGCGACTCTAGCTATGCTTACTACCGAGAAGGGCAGAACAGCATCGTTAGAGACCTTGAAGCGAGGCTAATTAAAGCTAGGAAAATGTAACCATGAATGACGAAGCGAACCAACCCGCAGCAGAAAGCGGCCTATTGGATTCAGCAACAGTTGATGACAGTAATGCCGCAGAGCAACAAGAGCCAAATAGCACCACAATCAGCCATTTGGCGCCACAAGAAGATGATTCTCCCTTAGAAAGACCCGATTGGTGGCCAGAGAACTTTTGGAAAAAAGACACTACTGAGCCTGACTTAGAGGGCATTGCGAAGTCGTGGTCTGATTTGCGTAAGCAGATTAGCCAAGGCAAGCACAAAGCCCCAGCGGACGGAAAGTACGATACCGCATCCTTTGGTGATGTACCAGATAATGACCCTGTAAAGAGCCATGTACTGAGCTGGGCTAAGGAATACGGCGTATCGCAGGCCGCACTAGATACCCTAGTCGGTGAAGTTGTTAAAATGGGTGGTGAGCAGGTCGAGCAAGGCCAGCGTACCATTGAGCAAGAACGCGCAGCTCTAGGCCCTAATGCCGATGTAATGATTAAAGGCATGACGGACTGGGCGCGTGGGCTAGTAAACAAAGGCATCTGGGGTAAGGATGACTTTGAGGAATTTAAGTATATGGGCGGTACAGCTAATGGTTTAAAAGCCTTAGCTAAAGTACGGGAGGCTTACGAGGGTACTCGGATTCCTACCCAGTCCATGCCAGTTGAGGGAGCCCCATCTAAGGATGAGCTCTATCAGATGGTAGCGGATCCTAAGTACAAGACCGACCCAGGATACCGAGCCAAGGTAGAGAAGATGTTTAACGCTACTTTTGGTCAATAGATCCTTCACGGGAGTGGCTTGCCCCGGCGCAGTACGGCCGGGGTTTTTTTACGCCTATAAAAATATTTGCATAAAGTGTTGTGTTTTAGTAACACTTCTGCTAGAAACTCCATAAGGCATATCATTTAATTGACCCTTAATGCAGATATCTCTGTCGATTGGCTAGCGTAACTAGCAAGCATACGGCCCTGCGAAACAGGCTAACCGAAGCAATAAACCTTAATTTTTTGTTTACCTATCTTAGGAGATTTTCAAATGAGCATTTCATTATCTAATGCCTTTGTAACTCTATTTGATGCTGAGGTAAAACAGGCCTACCAGGGCAAGGCTATGCTGGTTGGTGCTGTACGTCAGCGTCGTGGAGTAGAAGGTTCTACCGTTAAATTCCCAAAAGTTGGCAAGGGCGTAGCTACAGCACGCATTAGCCAGTCCGATGTAACCCCATTAAACGTAGGCTTTTCCAATGTAACTTGCACATTGCAAGACTGGAACGCTGCTGAATATAGCGATATTTTCAGCCAAGCCAAAGTAAACTTTGACGAGCGCTCAGAGCTCGTACAAGTATTGGGCAACGCTATTGGCCGCCGTCAAGACCAGTTGGTTTTAGATGCTTTAGCTGCATCAAGCACCGCTTTGACTGTTGGCAACGATATCGGTGGTACTGACACCAACATGAACGTAGCTAAGCTCCGCGAAGCTAAGAAACTGTTGGATAAAAACAACGTACCCCCAGAAGGTCGTCATATCATTCTCCACGCATCCGGCTTGGCATCTTTGTTGTCTGAAACAGCTGTAACCAGCTCAGACTTCAATACCGTTAAGGCTTTGGTTGCTGGTGAAATCAACACCTTCTTAGGCTTTACTTTCCACATTTTGGGCGACCGCTCTGAAGGTGGTTTGGCTATTGATAATAGCTTGGATCGCACCTGCTTTGCTTTCCATAAAGACTCTATCGGCTACGCTGAAGGCATTGCTCCACGCACCGAAATCAATTACATCCCAGAGAAAACATCGTTCCTCGTGAACTCTGTATTCTCCGCTGGTGCGATTGCTATTGATGCTGAGGGTATCGTTCAGATCACCGCTCGCGAAACAGCCTAATAGGAGAATAAATCATGGCATATAACTCAACCGGATTAAACCTAGCCTCTGGTTCAAAGGCTGGCAACGCTCCTCAATTTTGGACTTACAAAACCGCTGATTTGATTACAGCAGTTGATGGCTCTGGTTATTTCAACAGCGCTGCCTCTCTGTTAAAAGTAGGCGATTTAATGTATGTTCACGCTAACTCGGCTGGCACGACACCTACTTATGGCTTTGTAATTGTTACAAGCAATACAGGTACGGTTGTTGATGTAACGAACGCAACTGCATTAGGTGCTATTGATAGCGACTAATAATTAGGGTTTACCCTAGTTATGGCTGAAATCTATGGCACTAAGCACAAGGGTCGCGCCATTATATGTGGTGCGGCTCCTTGTGTTTTTAAAGATGTAGAAATAGCACGGGCCTTATGGCCCGATGCTGTTTTGTTGGGAGTAAACAATGCTGCAGCAATGTTTCCTGAGATTGAGCATATTTGGACTCAACATGGAGACCACGCTCAGATGTTTAAGGAAAAGGCAGGTCGTAAGATTTACGTACACGCCAGACCTCGAAAGTACAGTAATGGTGCTGGTATTTGGTTTTTGCCAGTATCAAAAGATAAGTGGGAGTTTGTAGATTACAAGTGGCCTAGCTTAGGCTGGGTGGCTGGTTCAAGTGGCGTAGCTGGCGCATTATGGGCTAAGCATGGATTGGGATTTGATGAGGTAATAATGGCTGGTGTTCCATTAGAAATGAGCACTTTGGTGTATTCGGATAAGTACCCTAGCAAACCAACTAAAGATAACGGTTGTTTTGCTGAGATGAGTCAGGTAGAGCATTGGGCGCAGATCCTAAGAGACCATAAAACAAAAGGATTGACAGAGGGTATTTACTCTGTAAGCGGTGAAACAAATAAGATATTAGGGATGCCATGCTAAGCGTGGTATGTGTATTAAAAGCAGGAAGATTTGACCAGGGCGTATACAAGGATGGGTACACCCCAGACGATGTACTTAGGCTACGTAATATGGTTACTGCTAATTTACATATTCCCCATCGTTTTATTTGTTTTTCTGATGTTGGTGTACCGTGTGAGCGTATTCCCTTAAAGAATAACTGGCCGGGGTGGTGGTCAAAGATTGAGATATTCTCAGAAGTGTTTGACGACACCGTTTTGTACATTGATTTAGATACGGTAATTGCTGGAGATATTACACATTTTGCGGAGTATAACCATCGCTTTACGATGCTTAAAGACTTCTCAAAATGGGATATACCGAATAGTGGTTTGATGGCTTGGAATGGGGATTATTCCTTCTTATATAAAACCTTTACGAAAAGTAAAGACAAGTATATGATTGAATACAATAAAATGCCCAGATTAGGAGACCAGTCTTTTATATCTGAACATCAAGCACCGTATGATTTTTGGCAAGAGGTTTTTCCAGAGCAAGTGTTTTCGTATAAGAAACACATACTAGAAAAGCCAAAGCCAGCAGACGCAAGGGTTGTATGTTTCCACGGTGAGCCAAAGGGAGCTGGCTCTAGTGGTTGGGTAAAAGATATTTGGAGCAAGTCAAATGGCAGCTGGTGATACCGCACTATCAATATGTTCTGACGCATTATTGATGCTGGGCGCAAAGCCCATATCTTCTTTTGACGAAGGATCCGATGAGGCATCTGTAGCCAATCGACTGTATCCAGATATTAAGGATCAGGCGCTACTTATGTACCCTTGGTCTTTTAGCTTTAAAAAGACATCTATAGCGCGTTTACTAACAACACCTATTAACGAGTACCGTTATGAGTATCAGCTGCCAGGAGACCGTTTAACGAGTCCTAGAGCTATCTACGATACCAACGCTACTAACATCCCGCCACGCAAAGAATACCGCATTATTGGCGACAAGCTGCTTACAGACTACGAGCAGGTCTATATTGATTATCAGTATTCTGTGCCTGAGTTTGAGATGCCTACCTATTTTGTTCAGCTGCTCAAGTACATGATGACTTGGCACCTCGCTTTACCTATTACAGACCAAACAGACAAAAGCCAGTACTGGCAGTCTGTATCTACAGGCGGCCCATCCGAGAATGGCCGTGGTGGCTATCTGCGTCAGGCTATGAATATTGATGGCGCTGGTAATCCAAGCAATGCCATTAACGACTTTTCGCTTATTGCCGTGAGGTATTAATGAGTCGCTTTGTAAGCATACAGACTAACTTCTCGACAGGCGAGCTCGATCCGTTACTCCGCGCCCGTGTGGATTTAACTGCATACGCAAATGCACTAGAGAAGGCAACCAACGTAGTCTGCCAGCCACAAGGCGGTATTCGCCGTAGGCCTGGCACTCGTTACATTACATCACTAGCAAACACAGGGGCAGACTCAGCGGCCAATGGTGTGCGCTTAGTTGAGTTTGAGTTCTCCACGTCTGATAGCTATATGCTCTGCTTTACCCATAATCGGATGTATATATTTAAGAATAAAGTCTTAATTACAAATATTAACGGTACGGGTAATCCCTATCTAAGCACATCATCTGTCGGGTTAGTTGGATCTACTTTAGCCAATATCGTATGGACTCAATCGGCTGATACCCTAATCGTGGTACATCCTGACATTGCGCCCATCGAGATTGTTCGCGGTGCTAGTGATTCTCTTTGGACTGCTGGCGCAATCGCGTTTGAATCGATCCCAAAATATAATTTTACATCCTCTTTATACAACCCAGCTGGTACGCTAACCCCGTCTGCTGTTGCTGGCAAAGTTACGTTAACAGCCTCGGAGGCAGATGTAAGCGATACGGCTCAGGCTGGCTCTACTGGCACAACGATTGTGTTGGCTGCTGCATCGAGCGCTACAGATGATGTTTATAACGGTAGATATATTCGGATTACAGGCGGCACAGGCAGCGGCCAGCTAAGGGTTATTAGCGATTACGTTGGTGCTACAAAAGTAGCAACGGTTAGCGCCGCTTGGACTACAACGCCAGATGCAACGTCAACCTACACAATTAGCATTTTTAGCTCATCATCTGTTGGCCAGTACATTAACGTATCGCCACAGGGCAGGGCTAAGATTGTTCGCTTTACATCCGGCACAGTAGTTGATGCTATTACTGAGTTTCCGTTTTTTAATAACAGCGCAATAGCTACAGGGGACTGGGACTATGAATCTGGGTACGAGGCTGTTTGGTCTAGTTCTAAAGGTTATCCTCGCTCTGTTACTTTCCATGAAGGTCGCCTTTTCTTTGGCGGTTCTAAGTCTCGCCCTAGTACTATATGGGGTTCTAAAGTTGGCCTCTTTTTTGCTTTTGAAGCTACCGAAGGTTTAGACGATGACGCAGTAGAGGCAACGCTAGATACCAATACATTTAATGCGATTGTCGATATTATTTCTGGGCGCGACTTACAAGTGTTTACGACTGGCGGTGAGTTCTATGTACCGCAGTCTGGCTTAGATCCAATTACACCTACTAACTTCTTTGTTAAGACTGCTAGCCGTAATGGCACACAGCAAGGCATACGAGTTCAGCAATTAGAGTCAGGCACGCTGTTTGTTCAGCGTCAGGGTAAGTCGTTAAACGAGTTTGCGTATACAGATACGCAAGCTACGTATGTTACTCAGAAAATCTCATTGCTTGCTGGCCACCTACTCAAGGGGCCAAGTCGCTTGGCTTTGCGTAGGTCTGTAGCTACAGATGAGAATGATTTGCTTTTGATGACCAATACGGAAGATGGCACGATGGCCGTATTCTCCTTACTGCGAGCTCAGAACGTCATTGCTCCATCCGAGTTCATTACGGTAGATGGCGCATACATTGATGTCAGCGTGGATATATCAACGATATATACCGTTGTGCGCCGCAATGTAAATGGCGTTAATCAGTTCTACGTTGAGGCGTTTGAGGATGGTTTATTGACCGACTCCGCTAAGACTGGCACAGGTGTAGTTACAACGGTAACGATGGCTCACCTAGCAACGGAGACCGTTAATATCATTGAAGATGGATCGGTACAAGCCAATCAGGTCGTGCCTGCTGGCGGCACCGTTACTTTGCCTAGAGCTACCGCAAGCTCGTATGAGATTGGTTTGCCTATTACGGTCTTGGCTCGCACAATGCCAGTCGATTTAAAGCTACAAACAGGCACGCGCCTTGGCTTTAAGAAACGCATTGTTGAGGTAAATGCACTTGTTGTTGAAACGCAACACATGAGAATCAACGATAAGCTAATTTCGTTTAGGCAGCTGGGCGACATATTGGATCAGCCAGTCGCAGAGTTTACTGGCACTAAAACATTGCATGGAATCTTAGGCTACTCGCAAGAGGCTAAGATTACGATATCTCAGGACATACCGCAGAAGATGACTTTGCTAGGTATGGAGTACAAAGTAGCTACGCATCAGGGGACATAGACATGGGAGCAGCGGCGGTAGTAGCGTTAGGTTTTGCGGCGGTTGGCGCGTATGGGTCAATCAAAGAAGGCCAAGACAAGAAAAAGTACTATAACCAACAAGCGGCCATGACTCGTATTGAGACTGAGCGCGCAGCGATTAAGTATGAATTTCAAGCTAATCAAATATTGCAGCGTACCAATGCGGCTAATGCAGCTGTAATCGCCCGTGGCTTTGCTGGTGGTGTAAATGCTTTTGAGGGGTCTGCTGGTTTAATACAGTCGGTTAATAACACTCGCGGCGGCAAAGAGTTTGTGTTTGCTTTAGCAGGCGCAGAAGGCCAGCGCCGTAATGGATTGATCCAAGCGAGTCTGTATGAGGATGCCGGAGCTACAGCGGAGCGCACAGGTTACTTTAATGCGTTTGCCAAACTCGGTATGGCAGGCGCAAGCGCTAGTTCATTGGGTGGCGCTCCCAGCGCAGGGCGAGCTGGTGGTGCTGCACCAATTAGTGATTTTAGTACCGATTATGTTCCTGCGGGAAGAGGTTAAATATGGCAACTCTCCCACTCTACCAGCCCACAGGTTTTCTGCCTGCTGATATTCCACGTTTAGATCGTGCTGACGTAAAAGAGTCTGCTGCACAGCTAACTACAATTACATCTGCGCTAGATCGCGTATCTCAGTTTGCATTTAAGAAGGCTGAGGAACAGGCTGAAAGAGAAGGCTTGCAGTATGGTGCGGAGAATCAACCAAGCGCAGATCAGGTAATGGCTGCTATCCAAGGCGGCAAAAGCCCACAGGAATTGTTTGCGGAGCCTGGCACTACCTTTGGTAATGCAGCTCGTAAAGTACAGGCTATTCAGCTGCGTAACGAATTAGAAGTAAAAGCCCGTAATGAGTTCTCAAGACTGAGCGGCATGATTGAGGGTGGCTCGTTTAATCTTCAAGATGTACAGACTCAGATTAAAGCTATTACGGATGGATACGGCAGAGCTATCTCTAGCATATCTCCAGAAGAAGGCCTGCGCTTTAGGGCATCCGCTGGTAGCGCTGGAGCGCCTGTATACGCTAAGGCAGCAGACCGCGCTTATAAGATTTATGGTGAAGGTGTAAAAGCCAATGCAGATGACTTAATCTCACAGACACCTACTATCATCGCTGATTTAATCAGGGTAGAAAAGGATCCAGTTTTATTAGCTGAGCGTATCTTAGTTGAGCGCCAGCGCGTATTCGATATTGCAGCGCAAACAAATGACCCACAGTTCTTTGCTGAGAAACGCGCAGACTTTGACCGCGCATTGATGGGCGCGATTGTAGATTACACAGCTACCCCAGACTTTGCTAAGAATCCTGTAGAGGGATTACGCAAGATGCAGGCTGGTGATTTTGGCCAGTTAGATCGCGTAATGACGCGCGTCAATAAAGACAAGCTAATCAAGATGTACGTAGACCGTAATGGCGAAATCGCTACTGCATGGAAACGTACAAGCGAATTAAATGCGGCAACAAATATTGACGTAATGAACGGCATTGAGGATGAGTTTTACGCTGGTCGGATTAGCGGGCAGCAAGTACTAAATCAAGCTAGAGCTCTTGGCATTACCTTGCCTGATGAAAAGCGCAAGGCTTTGATTGGCGGCGATGGTGCTGGCTCAAGCGCACAGCTCTACGGTCAACTTGAATCATTAGCAGACCGTCAACTGGTAGGCGAGGCTTACTTTGATAATTTGGCTAGCAATAAAGTGATTAGCTGGAAACAGGCTAATACGCTTAAAAAGCAAGTACGCAACGATAACCCTGAGATGAGCCGCGCCCGTGAGTTTATTCGTAACTCGTTAGGCGTACCCGATATGATGGCTCCTGGCTTTGGTCAAGAAAAGAAAACTGTTGCTGATTTGAGTACACAATTACAGATTAAGCAGGCAGAAGCTAGAGCAGCTGGCGAGGCGTTTAATCCGTTTGCCGAAGCTCAGATATTAGTTAAGGGTGAATCTGCCCAACTCGTTATTAAAGCAAACGAAAATAAACAAAAGCGTATTGAAGATAAGTTTGTTAAGCAGCGCGTGGTTTATGATAAAAACAAGTTCTACACTAAAGAAGATTTGAAGCTGATGGGATTTTCCAACTCGGATGCAGAGTCGATTATCAGAATACAAGGCAAACAATAAAATGTTAGACCAATTATTTATGCAAGACTTGGCCAATGAGATGAAGATGCCGCTTGAAGTCTTACCAGCCGACATGGAAAAAGCCTACGTTGCTAGCCGCTTAAACGTGCCTAAAGCTGGTCAGCCTCAGCCTACCCAGCAAGACAGAGAAAACATGGCTATTGGCTTACTGGATACTTTGGCTGGCGCATTGCGTGGCGCAGCTGCTCAGACTATTGGCTTGCCCGGCGACATCCGCTCTATCTTAGATATGATTAATGCAGAAGGCGCAGAGAAGTATTTAGGCAAGGCTGTGCTACCAACAACAGAGGAAATGCTTGCTGGAGATATGTTGCCACCAGTATTAAAGGAAGGCGTACCCAACCGTGAGGAACGTCAAAAGGCTGTAGATGTAGCTCAAGAAGCTGGCACATTCTTACCCGCTCCAGGCATCCCAGAGGTGGCAATAAGAGGTTCTAAGGCCGTTGCAAAAACTGTAAAGAAGGCTACTAAAAAATGAGTATTCCATCCCTAACCGAACGCCTAGATGACTTATCCTCTGCGGATAAAGAGTCGGCTCAGATAGTACCTCCTGAGACTCGTTTAGATGAGTTGATCCCGTTGACTGATGCTGGCCAAGAGTTTGAGCCTACCCAAGTAGCTGGCCCCGCTAGCTTGATTCGCAAAGCAATTAAAGAAGCGCCTAGCCGTACCGAGCGCACTATCCTCCCAGAGGGCGTAGAACAAGGTCAAGTAGGTAGATCGCAAGTAATTCGCGAAACAGGCGCTAGGGGTGAAGTCATTGTTGAGACTGCTCCGCAGATGCCTACTACGGGTAAACCCTCACCTACCCCTACAGAGAAGGCAGCAGGCGTACCAGAGACAGCATTTAACTTGGATATGATCCAAGATGAGGATGGCGTTAAGCAGTTTATTGAGGCCACAGCTAGGGCATACGGCGCAGACAAGATCGAAAAGATTAGCTATAAGCAGATGGCCGAGGAGTTATCTGTCAGCGGCTACGATGAGGGCTTTATCGCTCGCATAATCGATCCATTGCAAGCGACTAAGGCTAGCCCTCAAGATGCGTACAAAATGCAGCTAGCGCTCGTTGACGCAGGTAAGCGAGCCTTTGATTTGGGTGAGCAGGTTAAGGCAGCTAAAGATGCTGGCGAATTAACCCCAGAGCTAACCTCTGCTTTTATGCAGGCCGTAGCTTTAGAGGGTACCCTAGTCAAGGCAGTACGTGGCCGTCAGGCTGACATTGCTCGCACTCTCGGCATCTTCTCTCAGGCTCGCCAATCCAGCGCACAGCGCGGGGCTATGCTTGAGGCGATTATGAATGACGCTGGCGGCATTGAGTCAGTTCACGATTTTGCTAACAAGTACACATCGCTATCTAGCAGCTCTGCTCGCGCTAACCTAGCCGAGAATGGATATGGCAGCGCCGTATCCCAAGCTACTGATATGTGGATGAGCACATGGATTAATGGCCTACTTTCTAGCCCAGTAACCCACGCTAAGAATATTGCAGGTAACACCTTCTTTGGTGGCCTGCAAATCCCTGAGCGAGCATTAGCATCGGTTATAGGGAAAACCCGTAACTTTATGTTTAAGGGTGGCGAGGAAGCTATATCAGGAAACGAGATATACGCACAGGCTATGGGGTTCTTGCATGGCATCCGCGAGGGTGGTGAGATTGCTGTGCGTGCAGCAAAGAGCAATACGCCTACAGATCCATTCCAAAAGATAGAGGCTACCCGCGCTGGCCGTGAGCCATTTGAGATGGATATGGGTGACTCGGATACAGGCAAGGCCATGAGCAATGCTCTGCGCTATTGGGGTAAGTTTGTTACCTTGCCGGGCCGCGCCCTGATGGCTGAGGATGAGTTCTTTAAAGCAGTCGGCTACCGCATGGAGCTAAACGCTTTAGCTACCCGTGAGGCTGACCGTATGTACACCAGCCTAGTCAATTCCAATGTAAGCCCAGACAATGCGGCTAAACAATCGGCTGACTTCTTGGCTGAGTTATTGGCCAACCCTACAGCCGATATTAGCAATGCAGCTATGGGGATGTCTCGTACCGTTACCTTTACCCGTGAGTTAGAGCCAGCATTGCAAGGCATCCAGCGCACAGCTCAGAACCCGCTAATCAAGATGTTTGTACCGTTTATTAAAACGCCTACGAATATTGCTTTAGAGGCAATGGCTCGGACTCCTGGCCTGAACTTTGCTAGCCCACGCTTTTGGGGTGACTACAATGCAGGCGGCATCCGCAGGGATCAAGCTATGGCTAGGGTTACTTTGGGTGGAGCCCTGATCTACTCGGTTAGCGCAGGTGTGTTTGAAGGCCGCCTAACTGGTTATGGCCCTATGCGCTTAGAGGATAAGAAGGCATTAGAGGGTACAGGCTGGCAGCAGTTCTCCTTTGTATTCAATACCAAGGATGTATCTGACGAGTTGATGGCTCAGTTTGAAAAGTTGACTGCGGTATCCCGTGGCCCAGATAAGGTGTATATCTCCTACGCTGGTCTTGAGCCTGTAGGCACATTGCTTAGTATCGGCGCTACATCCGGCGAGTATGCCCAAATGACTCCAGGCGGTGAGGATTTAGATAAGCTGGCTATGGGCGGCGCTTTGGGTATTTATCAGTACTTAGGCGACCAGCCTATGCTGAGTGGCGCATCGGAGATTATGAAGGTATTTACCTCTGGCGCTAAGGATGGCCCTACCATTCTGTATGACTTCATTAAGGCGGCTGGTAAGCAGGTAGCCCAGTTCGGCATTGGCGGTTCTCCATTAGGGGCGCATAGCTCTTTGGTTGGTGCCATTGAGCGTATTGTTGATCCTGAGAAGTCCAGCACTATGCCAGCTGAGATGAGTACCAAGACAGGCATTGTAGAGCCAGCAGTACGCTCGTTCTACGAGGCAGTCAATTACTACAAATCACGCAACCCGCTGACCTCAAACAGCCTGCCACGCCCTATTGACCCGATTACTGGGGAAGTAGAGAAGGCAGGGGAAGGCAAGCTCTATGAGCTGTTTAATCCATTTAAGATGTCTAGCGGTAAGTACAACCAAGCAAAGGCCGTACTGGTCGCTTACGGCGTTCCTATGTACATTCCCAGCAAGAGTGTTGATGGCATCCAGCTATCGGCTACTCAGTACAACCGTTGGATTGAGATTGCTACTCAAGATGGCGCATTAGCAGAGCAGATTGCGTACCTAGGCGAGTCCGATGCCATGCAGAACCTAGCTAGCAATGACCTAGGAAAAGCTCAGGCGGTAATATCTAAGGTGATATCAGACGCATATTCACAAGCAAAACAGGTATTAATCGCAGAGGATCCCGATTTGTTTGATGCAATGCGGGAAGTTGAGGAGTCCAAACGCGATTACGGTAGATATAAACGCTAGATTTTTTTAGCAAAATCAGATAGATTCAGACTAAGTTAAGGAAAGAATATGGCAGATTATCCAATTTCAAATGTACCTCGCAGGGTTCAATACGTAAACTCTGGCGTAGGGCCATACGCTTTTACTTTTGAGGTGCTTGTTCAAACCGATATCGCAGTATATCGTGGCAGCACATTACTAACTTTAACCGCAGATTACACCGTAACGATTAACGCAAACGGTACTGGATCGGTTACGTTGGTGACTGCTGGCACAGGCAACATTACTATTGTGGGCGCTAGGGCTGTTCAGCGCTCATCGGACTACACGACTGGCGGCGACCTGTTTGCTAGCACACTAAACACAGACCTAGACAGTCAGACAATTTTTAGCCAGCAATTAGCTGAGGACGTTACTAGATCGGTAAAAGCTCCAGTTTACGACTCAGCGATACTGGATATGTCTTTGCCAAATCAAGCGAGCAGGGCAAATAAACTGTTTGCATTTAATAATCTTGGGGCTCCAGTAGTATCGGCTAACACCCTTGCTGCTGTTGATGCAGCAGTTAGTACAATTAATTCAATCGCTGGCGCACCAGCCGGAAGCTCTGCTGGGATATCTCACATTTCAGCAGGTACAAACGCAGTAGCTACAACCGTTCAAACTAAACTGCGCGAAATTCTGTCAGCCAAAGACTTTGGTGCGGTAGGTGACGGCACAACAGACGATACAGTAGCGCTTAAAAATGCGTTTGATTATGCTATTCCACTTGGCATCCCTGTTGAGCTAGAAGGTAATTACCTTATTAGCGGCCCAATTCAGCCTTACCTAGGCGTTGCATCTGGTAGTTTACACATTGTTTGTAAAGGCGATGTTCGCATTACAGTAAACCCTTCTGCGGCTGGCTTTAGTGATGTTTTGTATTTAGAGTCAACCGCAATTAATAACGCATCCATCACAGGAAACTCTTTATCGATTGATGGTTCTAGCAAGGCTGGGCGCGGGATAACGATTCGGCACAACGGTGGTCAAGGCGGCAACGTAGTCATTTCTGCTCGGCTCAAGATTACAAACATCCTTGAAACGGATGCTGCTGCTACTCGTGAAAATCAGGCTTTGTCTGTTTATGGCCGATATGAAACGGTAGTCATTGACCAACCTTTTATTCAGAACGTAAATCGTACCAATGCCGCTGCTGGATCTACCAAGGGTATATCGGTTTCTGTATTAGCTGGCACTTGCACTATCAACCAACCTTATGTGGAAAATGTGCTTTGCGTTTCTAGTGCTGGTGTTGATGCTGACGGTATTGCTGTTTTTGGCTACCTAGCTGGAAGCACAAACAACGCACGACAAGGTACTGCTGTTATTAATGAGCCAACAATTATTAACTGCCAAGGTCGTAGTTTTAAAGGACAGATTTCTGATGTTGCAATTTATCGCCCTCGTGTTAAGCGTACGGGCGCAGTAGTGGCAATTCAGCAAGGCAATGATTTTGACTTTCAACTTTCTGGTGAAGTATTGTTGCACGAGCCCGTGTTTGAGTATTACGAAGAGGGCGGAGTCAGCCCGTTTTCTGTTGCTGGTGGAAGTTCGTTCAGCTCTGTTGTTTTCCAGCAGACATTAGATGACCGTGAAATGTCTAGTCGTTCTATTGGCGGTACGATATACACTCAAGTGCAATGGCCTCGTTATTGCGCAGTAATTTTATCTGCAACAGCAAAGCGTTCTGTAGCGGAAGTATCTGGGTTAAAAATTATACCTGTTGGCGCATTTGCTTCTTCTGCAATAAATCGAGCTATTATGGAAGTTAACATGGGCTTGGTTGCTGCAAAAGCAGACAAGACAAAACTGATTGTTCGAAACGTTGAAGGCCCATTTACAAGTATTGTTGGTATTGGCTACGTTTCATACGTATCAGGCGCGCTTGACACGAAGTTCTCTTGGCAAGTTACCGATTGCACTAGCACCTTATCTGGGACACCTAGCAGAGCATTTGGTACTTTGTCTGGTACGCAAATTGGTGAAGTAGAAGCGTTTCTTGTGCGGGATAACCACAGATTTAGCGACCTTCTACAAGCAAGTAGCCAAGTCTTTAGTTTCGCCAAACTCGTTCCTGGTTGCAAGTTTTCGGTTGACCTTGCGACTTTAGTTTCTGTTACCAATGCCCCTCCCTGGGGTACTAATGGCTACGCATATATCGAGTGCTTGCAGCAATGGGCTGCTGGGGATTCAGCAATTAAAGTGTATGTGAATGAAGGCGATAAAGCGTCAATGCGATTCTTCACACGCAATAACGGCGTTGCTTGGGCGTCTGAAGCACTTTTCGGCGTATCCGCAGCTAACATTGCTTCTGTTGGTGCATTTATTAATACCCGTAACAAATTGTTTGGGTTAATGGTTTACGACACAACCAACAACCGAGTGATGGTAGCAAGCGGATCGCTTCCAGCATCACCTTGGTACGTTGCCGATGGCTCCGCATCTGTCACGCCAACCTAAAGGATTAATATATGGCAAATAGATTTTGGGTTGGTGGCACAGGAACATGGGACACAACAAACACAGCCAACTGGTCAGCGACCTCTGGTGGCGCTGGCGGCGTTTCGGTGCCTGTAAGTATAGACGCCGTTTATTTTGACGCTAATTCGGGTGGCGGTACGGTAACTTTAGGTGCTGACGGCGCTTGCGGAATTATTAACCTTGCAGCATTTACAGGCGTTGTTGATTTTGTAAATACATATAAAATTGTTTGCGCTTCTGGTGGAACGACAATAGTTAGCGCAGGAACGGGTGGAATTTTTTCTAATGGCCCTCGATTTGATTTAACATTTAGCGGTGGATCTGGCACAAGGACTATATCTGCCGCACAAGCAGAAGCATTTGTCGCGTCTTTTTATATTACTGCTGGCACAGATACAATTAGTGGAATTGGAGGGGCAAAAACGGTAAACTTTACTGGGTTTGCTGGGACATGGGCTGGAAACTCTGTAGTTCGTGGTGATCTAATCATTTCTACAGGGATGACCATCACATCAAGTGCCAATAACATTTGGTTTGCTGCGACTTCTGGAACACAAAAAATTACCACAAATGGAAAACTATTTGATTGTTTAGTTAATTTTGGTTTTGCTAATGCTGGTCTTGCAACATACGAGTTGCAAGACAATATGACTGTAGGTTCTACTAGAGCCTCTACCCTGTGGAATGGAACGCTTAACTTAAACAACCTTACTTTAAGCACAGGGCTATTTGTTGGTATAGGAACTAGAACTAGAAGTATTACGTTTGGTACTGGAAACATTACAACAACTGGATCGGGTACAGTTTGGAATACCGCTACGCTGACAGGCTTTAGCCGCACAGGTACGCCAACCGTAAACATTTCTAACAACTCAGCTACCGCAGCCACCGTATCAACTGGCGCGATGACCGCTGCGCAAGCGTTAGATTTTAACTACACTACTGGCACTTACACTCTTACGGATACTGCATCAGTTTATAGGTCTGTTAATTTCACAGGCTTTGCTGGAACGATACCTAATTCTGTGCGTACTATTTTTGGTAGCTTAACTTTAAGCACAGGAATGACTTTAACTGCTGGTGCTAATGCGACTACATTTTCATCTACTTCTGCTGGAAATACAATTACTAGCGCTGGCAAAACGCAAGACTATCCAATTATTTTTAACGGTGTTGGTGGTGTGTGGGCCTGCCAAGATGCTTTAACTCAGGGCTCAACAAGGGCATTTACATTTACTAATGGAGCAGTAGAGCTTAAAGATAGTGTTACATCTACTGTTGGTGCTTTTGCTACGTCAGGCACAAGCCAAAAGTTTTTACGCTCAACAACTGCTGGCAAGCAAGCGACAATATCTCAGGCTAGTGGCAACGTAAGCGCATCATACCTATCCATTAGTGATATCAATGCTACTGGCGGCGCTAACTGGGTTGCTAGAACTGATTTAGGTTCTAAAGACATAACCAACAACACGGGCTGGAACTTTATTTTTATTGCAGTACAACAAATACTAAAGCCAATTATGGCTAAAATTCTTCAACCGATTATCTTGAACTAAGGAAAAATCATGGCAACCTTATCAACCGTAACAATTACAGCCCAAAATACGTTTAGTACAGGCGCTTTGACTGAGGGATACTTTAACGTATCTATCAGCGGCACGTTTGTAGCTACAGTATTTTTGCAGCGCAGCACAGACAACACTACTTGGATGGATGTTGATAGCTTTACAGGCCCAGTAGAGCAGTATGGCTTTGACCCTGAGTTCATGTATTACCGCATCGGCGTTAAGACTGGCGGCTTTACATCAGGAACTATCGTTTGCCGCATTGGTGGTGAAGATAAAGAGGAACATTAATAATGATTGTTCTGCCATTTTTGCTAGGTATCTTGCAAATACTTGATTCAATTACTACTGATAAAATACTCAGAAACGGCGGCAGAGAACTTAATTTATTAATGGCTTGGCTTTTTAAGCACTTTGGAGTACGTAAAGTATTAGCTGCAAAAACGATAGTAGTAACGGCTGCCGGATTTATGTTGTATGAATTAGCGCCTATTACGTTGATTCCATTTTGCTGCTTGTATGTTGCTGTTGTTGGCTGGAATACTTATCAGATATATAAGGGGTAATCATGTTTGTAATCGATTGGATACTATCTAAGTTCAACTACCATAAGTTTTATAAGGTAGATGTGGATGCGCTCTTTGCTGAGTTTGATAAGCAAGAGAAAAAGCCAGCAGTAGCTAAGAAACGACCAGCTCGTAAAGTAGCTGCCAAGAAACCAGCGGCTAAGAAAGTAGCCACAGCGAGAAAGAAAGTCTAATCATGTCTAACCTTACCGACCAAGAACTGGAAGATATTGTGGAAAAAGTAACTGAGCGTGTAATCGAAAAGGTATACACTTCGGTGGGTAAATCCATTGTGACTAAGTTCTTTTGGATTGTAGGAGTGGGCGCGGTTGGCCTAGTAACTTACTTGGCTAGCATTGGCCACATCAAGGTCGGTTAAGAATGATTGAAACCCTGCTAGGCTCCCTGCTTGGTGGTGTATTCCGCATAGTCCCAGAGGTAATGAAACTGTGGGATGCAAAGAACGAGCGCGAGCATGAGCTTGCGATGCTAGGCAAAGAGATGGAGTTTGCCCAGATCAAGGGCGAGATCTCCATGCGTGAGCAAGAAACTGTGCTCATGGGCAAAGAGCTGGACGCTATGACAGAGGCGCTCAAAGAGCAGGGCGAGACAGCTAGGGCATCCGGCCAATTCATCTCTGCTATCTCCGCAGCTGTAAGGCCTCTCGTTACATACTGGTTTGTAACCCTGTACTCCATTGTCAAGCTAGCCTCGATCCTGATGGCCATTGATGCTGGCGCAGAATGGAAAGAAGTACTCGTCAGCTCATGGTCTGAAGATGACATGGCTCTGCTGATGATGGTTCTCACATTCTGGTTTGTTGGCAGGGTATGGGACAGAACCAGGCACTAATCCTAGCCGCGGATCTGTGCAGATTTTTTGAGGGATTTTCTAGTAAACCCTACATCTGCCCAGCTGGCTACCCTACCATTGGATACGGCACCGTATACAAGCCTGATGGCACCAAAGTAACAATGCAAGATGCGCCCATATCTAGGGAGCTGGCAAATCAATGGCTCATGCGTGAGCTACGAAACAACTACATGGCTGGGGTGCTCAAGGCATCGCCTATCTTAATACGCAATCAGAGGCTATTAGCGGCCATTACAGACTTCGCTTACAACTTAGGGGTAGGTAGGTATCGTGCAAGCACATTAAAGCGCAGGGTGGACTCTAATGACCTGATAGGCGTAGAGACAGAACTCAGGAAATGGATCAGAGGTGGCGGCAAGGTACTGCCTGGCTTGGTTAAGCGCAGGCAGGCCGAGATCGATTTACTCCGCGGTTGACGCATCAATAGCTTGCTTGCGTTTCTGCTTGTGTGCAGTCATGCCAACCTTTTGAATCGTAGTCAGCATGGAAAGTACGTCCGCGTTTAGCGTATTGAACTCTGCAATCTTTTGGATCTTGAGGTCTGCTGCCAGCCTTGATCTAGCTACCTTATCTGCCAGCTCGTTATAGCGATCCATCCATGCCGTCATGCCTTCATGCAGCTCAGAGGGTTTGCCGGGGATGTTTAGCTTGAAAGTACCAGGCGGCTGTATCTGATCGGATACTAACATTTCTGTTGTATTTTCGCTACACTCAGCAGCTGGTGAATCCAAAGAAACTACCTCTGTAACTTCCACCTCTACGGCTGGTGCTATGGCATCAAGCGGGTTGGCGTGTTTAATCTGTGGGGCTTGGGCTACAGGCGTATCTTCTAGATAATCCTGAGCCTCCTCGACTGTAATTAAACCTTTCAGAACGTCTGGAAACGCATCCCGCAGGGCAAAGCCACGGGCTCGCATCTGTAGCATCCGCTTTGGGTACTGAGTCCAAGGCCCTTGCTTATTCCACAGGCCAGCTCGCTTGGCATCCTCAACTGAGTACTTGCTGATTACCTCGGTACGGTTCTTACGCTTGGCCACGCAGACCGCGATTGGATTGCTAGTACCCTCGCCTTCAAAGTACTCTTTCACATCCTCGCAGACGGGTGAGTTCTGGACTAAAGCCATCGCTGCGTCACCGTATACGCTGGGCTTACCGTTGATGGTTGCGATATTCTGCAAGGCCTGTAGTGGTGCTAGACCGAGCTCGTAGCCCCATTGCACAGCAACCAGTACATCTTCTGGTTTATTTTGGTAGGCCTTGGGAACCATCGTGCTCTTGCTTAGCATATTGCTAAAGTCAATAGCCTCTGTCATTGTCTGCGGGGCAAAGCCCTGATGCTTTACTAGGTTAGTCATTTCAATTCCTTAATCGTTAAAGTGGACTGACGTATGGAGTACGCCTCTTTTGCTGGTGTTATCGTTGCTGGCTTAGCCTTGTAGCTGCGGACTGGCCAACTTATTTGGTACTGCCCTGCTATACCGTGGGTATGGTTCTGCATAATGCCCATAATTTCGGTCTGTATTTTGCTGTTTTCATCTTCTGCTTTTGTAATTTTTGCCTTGTTTTCCAAAAGTAATTTGGTCAACTCCTCGACATAATTATCCAAGACTACTGGCTCATCATCCGAGCCTGAGCTGAAGGTACGAGCTGCATCCTTTGGGTTGATAGGCGGGTAGTAATCAATCTCGCCTGTGTTTTTCCAGCGATCTAGCTTGTCTTGAAACTCTTTGCAGGTCTTTTCGATCAGCTCTAGCGTTGCCGGATGCTGTTTAAACAAGAATATACGCAGCTCGGTACCCTGATACAGCGTAGCAATCGCGCCCCATGCGGCTTTGTAGATAGCCATCTGTGCTTGCAGCTGTATAGGGCCTCTATACAAGGGCAGCACGTCCTCCGCTGGCATTGAGGTTAGCTTGGCCTCGATGATGCCTGTACCACTCAGTACGATACTTTCGCTGCCGACCACGTAGATGCCCTTCTCAGGATCTGTAAACACTTCGTTTACATTGCCTGTGGCTGTGCCGTCAAGGGAGCAGCACAGAGGCCACTTATCATGGAAGTAAGGCGTAGGGTGCTCAATCTCTAGCTGGCTGCATCCAAGCCTGTTAGCGGCCTCCATAAGAATGGTTGGCTCTAGCCTGTTGCCCCATGCCATAGCCTCGTTTCCAATGTCTGGCGGGGTAATGCCTTTTAGAAAATCAATGGATGACAACAGCTCATCATTGGGGGATCTGTACTTGCTCATGCCGCAGACCGCAGGGATGCGGCTTGCAGAGAGCATATCGTTTGGAGTGACTTTACCTACCATTTTTTTATACCTCTGTTTCTGTTCTTGATTCTAGGATTGCTGCCAGGCTTATCGCGCACCGAGCTACCTCTGCTGCCAAATTGCTGGCTGCCTCGTAGTTGTTGGATTGGGCGGCCTTGTGAACCTCTTGCATCAGGCGATTAATCATTAGCAAATATTGGGAGTAGTCAATCATTTTTTGACCTCCTTCATAGCTGCCATTTTGGGTGAGCTCTTATAGATGTAGCGTTTCCACTTGTGCGTTACGTTATCTGGATCGCACTCGTAGAAGTCGGTAATGCGCCAGCCGCTGCTGCGGAGCATATGGATGTAGTGCGCTAGGCGCGTGATGCCGTACTGCTCGATTACGTCCCAGCTGGTAACACCTTTGCCACGGCGGCGCTTGAGTTCTGATTGGATAATTTCGAATTGTGTAGTCATTTGATTTTTACCTCGTTGTTGGTTGCTGCGTGACGATAAACTTCCCACTTTGCTTGGAACCGCTTATCTTCCGATGGCGGCTCCCAGCCCATGCGCTTGAAGGTCTCAAGCACGCTGGTCTTGGCTGCGGGTATGTAAGGTCGATGGATATCTAACAATCGCATGGTTGCTCCTTATGTAAGTAATGCAATTACAACGAAAGCTAGCATGGCCACAGTACCGATGACCTTATCTAGCAGGGAATCCTCAGACTTGTACAAGTCTTTGGAAGATTTGTTGTGCTCGTTCATTGATGTCATTTCTTTAGATCCTTTAAAAATTCTTCAACCAAGCGCTTGCGGCGCTCCCGCCTGTACCGCTTATAAATATCGGTATCGCCTAAGTACATACAACCCATAGCGATTACAGCTGCAAAAAACACAAACAGAGCTGCCGCATACATCACCGTCAGCGTGAACATTAAAAACTCATACATGGGCTACTCTCCTGATTAATTTAGCTACTTGAGCTGGGTGCCAAACTTCATTACCTTTGGCGGTCTTGATACCGCGAGCGCGTAACCCTTGGGCTACATCTCGCAAGTTGGTGCCTACCTGCTTAATTACATCCTGTAGGCTTGGCGCTACTAAAGTAGCAAAGGCATCAGCCTTGGCCACAATAGCGTCAGAACCAGCCTTAGAGCCCTTCTCTGGGCATGGGCTACCTAAGACAGTACCGCGTGCTTTGGCGGCCTGTAGGGCTGATTTAGTGCGCTCTGATATCTTCTTTGCCTCCCACTCGGCAAACACAGCAGCCATCTGTAGGAATGTGCGATCTGCCTCAGGCATATCTGCGGCCACGAACTGCACGCCAGACTCCAAGAGGCCTGAGATAAAGTGAACATTACGGGCTAGGCGATCTAGCTTGGCGATTACAAGGGTAGCCTTCTGCTTTTTAGCAAGGGCTAGAGCTGCTGCAAGCTGTACGCGATCCGACTTACGGCCAGACTCGACCTCGGTGAACTCGGCAATAATCTCTTTGCCTGCTAGGAATGTTTGCACAGCTGCGCGCTGCGCCTCAAGGCCAAGGCCTGACTGGCCCTGGCGCTGTGTAGATACGCGGTAGTAGGTTACGTACATTACAGGCCTCCATTCTTGATAAAAGCTACTGCTTGTTTTTTCTTGTAAGCAGTAAAAATAACTTTATCGTTATCGTCCAGCACAACCCATTCGCATGAGTCTGTGCCAGCCGAGTGCCAATGCTTGACTACGCGCTTTTGGATTCTCATACAGTCACCTCATCGCGTGTGTTGGTGAACTCAAAGAAGTAGTACTTAACTTGATTGATGATTTGGTTTGCCTGCTCTGTGCGGCCCATTGCAATCAACTCCTGGGCATCTGACAGCAGGCCAGCTACATACATATTGATGTTGTACTGGGATTTGAAATGACGCTCTAGCGCCTCTGCTGAACAACCTAACATTTTAATATCTGTACTCATGGTGTTAACTCCTCTATCTGGGTGGTTAAAAGCGATATCGCTTAGGTGTGACTTTACCACAGCTGCAATACCCGTCAAGAACTATATGTAGCTAAAACAACACTATTTCATAGGTGTTTACCCTATGAGTTAGGCTACGGGTAGTTTTCCTGTATGCTCACAGATATCGGGTAGCTTGACACTATTCAGCTCAGTCCTATCTCGTCAGGCACGACTAAAAAGACCTGCTACCCGGCCAACTAAAAGGATCAATATGTCAGAATTAAAGCCTTTCCTGGTGCGTCTGCGGCCAGATGTGCGTGAGCTGCTAGTGCAGGCAGCACAAGAGCGCAAGAAACCCATAGCCAGCGTTATCAATGATGAGCTGCGCGTTGCCCTTGGCAAGACTGGAAACCTTAACCAGCGCCTTACGCAGCTGATCGGATGATTATTCTTACGCTGCCGTTCCCGCCATCAGTCAATACGTACTACAGGCGCGGAGCCCATGCGACCTACATGAGCAAGCAGGGGCGCGAATACAAATGTAAGGTAGCGGATTACATTGCAGAGAGCAATAGTCCCAAGCTGGGATCTGCCAGGCTCTACTTGGAGATCGTGCTGTGGCCCAAGGACAAGCGCAAGTTCGATATCGATAACCGCATTAAGGCCCTGCTGGATAGCCTGCAAGACGCTGGTGTATTCGATGACGATGAGCAGATAGATCAGATGCACGTTTATAGAGGCTCGCATATCGTATCAGGCGGCCAAGCAAGGGTAATGATTGAAGTAATAAAGGATGCAGAATGAGAGTTTTAGTTGCTTGTGAATACTCCGGCGTTGTTAGAGATGCGTTCATCGGGGGGGGGCATGACGCCATGAGCTGCGATTTACTGCCTACAGAAAGGCCTGGGCCACATTATCAAGGCAACATTTTTGATGTCTTAGATGCCCAATGGGATTTGATGATTGCTCATCCACCATGCACCGATTTAGCGGTATCTGGAGCCGCTTGGTTCCAAGATAAACGAATGGATGGCAGGCAGGCTGCCAGCATTGCCTTCTTTATGCGCTTGATTAAGGCTGATATTCCCAAAATAGCTGTAGAAAACCCTGTTTGCATTATGTCTAGCTTTTATAGAAAGCCTGACCAGATTGTGCAGCCTTATATGTTTGGCCACAAAGAAACTAAAGCTACCTGTTTATGGCTTAAAGGATTGCCGAATTTACGAGCAACAAACGATGTGAAAGAAGAAACAATGGCCCTGCCAGAAAAGGAGCGTATGCGCCTGCATTACTTACCGCCTTCTGAGGATAGGTGGAAGATTCGCAGCCAGACATTCCAAGGCATAGCTGACGCAATGGCCAATCAATGGGGCCTTGCATGAGCCATGAGAATGATGTGTACACAAAGGCCGTACAGGCCGACAGCTCGATCACGGGCAAGCGCTGGTGCTCTAACTGCCAGTTCGGCAAAGACTACAGGAATGGTGCATGGATCGTAAGCGCAAACAAAAGGCAAAAGAGGTGGGTTTGCAAGGATTGTTGGGAGAGGAAACGGGCGAGGGAGGCGGCCAAGTAGATGTACGACTCCAATGTCTCGCTTGCGGTCAAGTTCACGGATCATCCAGGCTACTTCATCTGCCGGATGGCAGGACAGTCGGAAACTACTCGGAAGAATACCGCCTGTATGCTGAGGCTGCCGGAGTGCTCAAGAGATTTAGAACTCGAAAGACCAGACAGCTGCACCTCGCGAGAGTGGCAGAGGTGCGTGGCAATGCTAGCTATGAGCAGCTCAGAAACGCCATGTTAGAGATATACGAAAGAGAAAAGAATGATACTTAGTTGTGGCTGTAAATCCGAGTATGAGGGCATATTCTGTGAATGGGATGCCGAATCGAATGAATGTGAGCCAGCCATAGCCTATGGATGTGTATGCGCCAAATGCTACCTAGAGCTGGGCGCGAGACCAACAGAGAGAGATAAGAATGATTTGCCCTAATCAGCATTGCGATAGCGAGGACATCAAGGTAGCAGAGACACGCAAGCACGACCAGCGCAACTGGGTTTGCAGGCGTAGAGTCTGCCGAGAATGTGGCTACAGCTGGTGGAGCAATGAGATACCGCTATTTGAATTGCCTATCAGTTTGAAGTAATCGATAGTAATTATTTATACACAGATGGATAATATTCTGCTAGAAACTAACTACGGGGCCATAACCCAGCCCTTGAGAATGGAGTATCGCCAGACTCAGATAAACGCAGTCGAATCAGGGGGGATGACCATCGAAAAGATCGGGCCCAGCACTCTGAAGGAGAAGATCCTAGACACAGCGATAAACGATAGATACCTTGCGAAAGCAAAAATCGCTATAAGCATAGCGGGTGAGGTTCTATGAAGTTTTTAAACGAGGAGGATAAACCCTCTTTCAACCTACCAAAAGCCCCAAAAGTAAAGCTCAAGCCTGCACTACCAGACCAGCGGCAGATAGCCGTGATGCCAATCAAAGCCCTTACAGACCGCAGACTCTCCGGCGGCTGCGTCAGAGTCCTAGCATTAATCTGTAGTTATTGCAACCGAGCTGGCATTACGTGGGTTGGACAGCAACGCCTGGCCACAGACCTACAGACTACGAAACAGTACATCTGCCAGCAGATGACTACGCTACGCAAGGCTGGCTACATCGAGACGCTCACAAAGGGCTGCAAAGCTAGCCATACCGCCACAACCAGGGTGATATATAACAAAACTATCGGGGTAGATGATGCGATAGGATTAGTCAATGAGGAAACGAGAAGTCCAAGAATGATTACACAAGAGGAGAAGTTCATGGCAGAGATGCTCAGCAAGGGGGTTAAACGAGCCCGTAAGACGATTAAATTACCAGTCAAGGGTGAGGCATTGGATGTGATTGAAAAGGCCAAGATGACGGTTGTAGTTAATCATAACAACTGCGAGGCTATAGTCCAAGAGGTATATAGGAATGTGTTTTTAAAAGAAAAAGTAATAAATGATTTAGATTTGAAAGGATTTGAAATGATTGGAATGTGTGCAATGACACAGCAACAGTTCAGCAGAGACCTAGAGTTGTGGCTCAAGGCAAGGTCAGCACCGCCTGATTCCATCCTAGACCTAGCCAGAGCGCTGCTCGATGAGCAATGCAAGGGAACATAAGGCCTGTATGCGATCCAAACGGTGGTATGCAGGGGCAACAGAGGGGTGTATGCCTATAAGCAAAGGCATTGAGGGGTATTTGCTAGGGCTAAGGCAGTCAAAAAACAGAGGCACGTTACCCCTCCCCCCGGCCTGTCACTATGGGCGGGGTGTCTCACTCAATTTTTCCCCGTTATTTTAAAAAAAGGAGCAGAGCATGGAAGAGCAAGCAAAATTACAACGTGAGATGCACAGCGCAATGTTAAGCCTACTGCGTCAGGGTTTTACCCTACAAGCCGTAGTTCATGCTTTAATCGTGGAATCTGAGCGATTAAGCGAAAGCGCAGCAGTCGTGCAGGCAATTAATGATTTCAACCACCAACCGTAGATAGGGATAAACAATGGCATACGATAAGCCTTTTGAAATAAAGCCAGGCAACTTTCAGTTGTTTAAGAATACAAAGAAAACAGATCCAAAGCACGCAGACTGGACTGG